AGAATACCAAGGCGCAATGAATGACTTGGATGCGGCAATAGACTTACTAGCAGATGCTTCTGCAGAGATACTAACAGCTACTGGTATTATGGAGACTGCTGCAACAGCAGACACATCACCAGAGCAGACAGCGTTGCAAGGCATGATGGGTACAGATGAGTATAGCATAGACCAAGCAGAAGTAGATGCGTACAACCAAGCTGTAGCACAAGTAGAAAGCTACGCACAACAAGCTGGTGCTTTCATGGCTGCAGCTAATAATACAGAACTAACAGCAAGCATAGACAGCTACGCTACACAGAATAACTTTGTAGTTGGTAACTATACAGCCATCACATACACACAGAATGTAGATGAATTTGTAATTAACTGGGATGATGATGGCTTCGGCTCTGGTTGGCAAGGCTACCTATCAGAAGATACGGTGTCTGCCTCCGAGCTATTCTCTGCTGGCACATATATAGAAACGTATGGATCTATGCCACAGCCTGTAAATTAATGGCTATGGAGTTTAGCATAGGAGGCTTTAATGTCAAAGGCTGGATGGTTGCGGTGGCTCTGCCAGTTCTCTCTACAGTTTCTGGTGGTGTATACTTTGGTTATGATACTCTCAACAGGTTTTACGGTGTAGAGGGTGGCGTTGGTGAAGCACTAGGTAATACCAGCGCAAACGCAAAACAAATTGCAGAGCTACAAAAAAGCTTAACTAAGTTAAATAACGACACAGCAAGAGAACGAACAGCTAATAAAACATTTGCATCAAACCAATTAACTACAGCAAGTCAAGCAATAAGAAAAGAATTACAAGAAGTCGAAACAAACCTAAGTGATGATAGTGTTGCAAAAATGCAACAGTTAACTCAGAAGCTAAACGAACTAGAATCTACAGCAACAAGTAGAATACAAACAGTAGAGCAAGCTATAGTAGATAATGATGTCAGAGGATTAAACTCTAAGCTTGCACAACTAGCTACAAACATGCAGCAGATACTAGAGCAACAGAAAGTTTTACTTGACTTACGCTCACAAGTAGATAAAGCTACTACTATTACAGATGGCATAGGTGATAAGCTAGATGTTATTCAAACGGAGATAGATGACATCTGGAAAGCTTATGATGAAATGTCAAGTAACCCACTATAGAGGATAGACATGGCTACTCCACGTAAAGGCAAAATGTTTGCCAAGACAACTACCAACCCTAAGACAGGGCGTAAGGTAAAGGTAAGCTACGGTCAGGCAGGTAAAGCCAAGGACGGTGGTAAGCGCATACGTCCAGGTACAGGTAAAGGTGACTCGTATTGTGCAAGAAGCGCAGGACAAATGAAGAAACATCCAAAGGCAGCAGCTAATCCAAACAGCCCACTACGTCTATCTCGTAAGAAGTGGAAGTGTGCTGGTACAAAATCTAAGAGGACATAATGGCAGAACTAAGTTCAAACTCTAAATCAAAAGTAAAAAGTTTTTTTGGTCCTATTAAAAGGTTAATAGAGGCTGGCAGAGTAGATGAAGCTAAACAAAAGTTTACTGTTCGGATGGAATCCTATATGGGTAATAGGTTTACTCAAGCAGAATCTAGAGAAGCAAGAAGATTACTAAGAGAAGCTACAGGACAAAAAACTGGTGCTGAAAAAAGAGCAGCAGTTCAAAAGAAAGCAAGAGCAGCCGCTGCAAATAGACGTGTTAAACTCACTGGTCGTGGTGGCGGTGGTAGTATGAAGATGCCACAAGAGTATTCTAAAACTGCATTGTCAAAAAAGACACTTATGAATAAAGGTGGCGTTGCTAAGAAAAGAAAGAAAAAGTAATGGCAAAAGCTCAAAAGCATTACTTCAAAGACGGCACTGAACATAAAGGTGGTACACACAAGATGCCAAATGGACAGTTGCATTCTGGTGCAACACATGGTAAGAATAGCAAACAAGTTGTTCACTTTAAAGACCTGAGTGCAACAGCAAAGAAGAAAGCTAAGAAGTAATGGCGAACAAACCTAAGAACGCAGCTTTGTATTCTAGAGTAAAGACAGAAGCTAAGAAGAAGTTTAAGTGGCCCAGCGCATATGGAAGTGCTTGGTTAGTTAAGACCTACAAAAAGCGTGGGGGTACTTACAGTAAAGGAGGATCAGTTGCACAAGTCAAGACACGTACTACAAAGTCGTAGATCCTTTGGTGAAGGTGGACTAACTCAATGGTTCAAGGAAGACTGGCGTGACGTAAAGACAGGCAAGGAGTGTGGAAGAAAAAGTGTTAAGGACAAGAGTAGACCATACCCAGCTTGTAGACCAGCAAAGGTAGCAGGTAGAATAAGTAAAGCAGAAGCATCAAAGAAAACAGGGCCAAAGAAAGTTAAATGGTCAGTAACAGCATCAGGGAGAAAACGAACATGAAAAAGATGAATGACGGTATGAAAGCACTAAAGAAAGAAGCACCAGCCGTAGCTAAGAAGATGGGCTACATGTATGGTGGAATGGCTAAGAAGACTAACAACATGGGTCACGGTGGACTAGCTTGCGGTGCATCTAATCCTCCAGCAAGACCTATGAAGAAGAAGAAGTAAACGCATAGCGGCTATTCCAACTTAGCAGTACTATAGCGCTAACATTTGTGTATAACTACCCTTGTACAAACAAGGAGAAAGTACATGAAACATTTATTAAAAAAGATGTGGGATAACCACGTAATCAGACAACAGAAACGTGCAGACTTTAGAATGCTACACATGTTGGATGATAGACAACTAAATGATCTAGGCATAGGCAGATCACAAATAAGGAACGCAATTTATGGCAAGGACGTTAACTGAAAGACAACAAAGGTTCTTGGATGTATTATTTGATGATGCTGGAGGTGACGTTGTACAAGCTAAGAAGTTAGCTGGGTATGGCGACAACTCCAGTACAACTTCTATAGTGGAGGCACTTAAAGATGAAATCGCTGAAAAAACTAGGACTTACTTTGCTAGGACTGCCCCGAAAGCTGCTTTCGCGCTTATGGGCGCTTTGCAAGACCCCACTCAGTTGGGTATCAAAGAAAAAATGATAGCTGCCAAGGACGTGCTTGATAGAGCAGGTCTTGGTAAAGTAGACAAAGTAGATGTCACCAGTGGAGGTGGCATTTTTTATTTACCACCTAAAGAAGGTACAAACGAATAATACCTCAAAGAGAATTGGGCTTCTGGCAGTTACCTCTGCCACCCAAAGGACACAACAAAGAATGGCACGTAATAGCTAGGACTACTGTAAAGGTTCCGTTTGGCTATGAAGTAGATCCAAATAACGATAGACTGCTTGTTCCCATAGAACATGAGTTAGATGCATTAGAGCTTGCAAAGCAACACCTAAAGCAGTATAGTTACAGAGCAGTAGCTCAGTGGTTGAGCAAAGAAGCAGACCGATACATATCACACATGGGTCTAAAGAAGAGAATAGAAGTTGAGCAAAGACGTAGAAAAGCATCTGCAATTAAACGTAAGCTTGCCAAGTGGCTCCAAGAGACGCTCTCGCAAATCGAGAAGCTCGAAACACAAGGGGTCGGAGCATACTCAGAAGCCAGCGGAGATAGACGCCCCCCAAACTGAACCTATCCCAGCGCAGGTAGTAGCACCTGAGTATGACGTAGATGAAGCACAGGAAGTTGTTTTTAAACCTAATGAAGGTCCACAAACATCTTTCTTGAGTTCATCTGAGAGAGAAGTACTATACGGAGGGGCAGCAGGTGGTGGTAAATCATATGCTATGTTGGCAGATCCATTACACGGCCTTAACGATCCACACTTCTCTGGACTCCTTGTACGACACACAACTGAAGAACTAAGGGAACTAATACAGAAGTCACAGGAGTTATACCCACGTGCCATACCAGGAATCAAATGGTCAGAGCGTAAGTCACAGTGGATATCACCTAGAGGTGGAAGACTATGGATGTCATATCTGGACAAAGATACCGATGTCACACGCTACCAAGGACAGGCTTTTAATTGGATTGGATTTGACGAACTTACTCAATGGCCTACACCTTACGCTTGGGATTATATGAGATCACGTCTTCGTAGCGCACACAGCAAACAATTAGGTTTGTATATGAGAGCTACAACAAACCCAGGTGGCGCTGGACATGCTTGGGTAAAGAAGATGTTTATAGATCCTGCACCTGCAGGTAAAGACTTTTGGGCTACAGACATTGAAACAAGTAAAACAATTACATTCCCTAAAGGACACAGCAAGGAAGGTCAGCCTTTATTCAAGCGTAGGTTTATACCTGCGTCTCTCTTCGATAACCCATACCTCGCTGAAGAGGGTGACTATGAGGCCATGCTCCTATCACTACCAGAGCATCAGAGGAAGCAACTACTTGAAGGAAACTGGGATGTCAACGAAGGGGCAGCATTTCCCGAATTTGACAGAACTTCCCACGTTATCGAACACTTTGAAATCCCTGACAGTTGGGTACGCTTTAGGGCTTGCGACTACGGTTATGGTTCCCATACTGGTGTTCTTTGGTTCACTGTTGCTCCTGATGAGCAGCTTATAGTATATAGAGAAATGTATGTATCTAAAGTAACAGCTACAGACTTAGCTGATATGATACTAGAGGCAGAATATAAAGACGGTGGTATGAGATACGGTGTGCTTGATAGTTCTTTATGGCACAACCGAGGCGATACTGGGCCATCACTAGCTGAACAGATGAATATGAAGGGTTGCCGTTGGCGTCCTTCAGACCGTTCAAGAGGTTCACGTATCGCAGGAAAAAACGAGATACATAGGCGTTTGAAGGTAGATGACTTTATAGAAAAGCCTATGTTAGTATTTATGAATAACTGTGTAAACACCATAGCACAGATACCAAGCATCCCACTGGACAAAAAGAATCCAGAAGATGTTGACACCAAAGCAGAAGATCACTTGTATGATGCTCTTCGTTATGGTATAATGACTAGACCACGCAGTAGTATATGGGATTACAACCCAGCCAAACAACGATCTGGTTTCCAAGCCAGTGACTCAACATTCGGGTATTAAATATGGCAGAAGAAATGTTTGAAACAGATGATGTCGTTGCAGCAGAGAAAGCTGATGATAAAATCTTTAAAGAGAAGGACAGTGTAATTGGCTTTATAAAAGACCGATACAAAAGGTCTGAGGATTCTAGATATGCTGATGAGCAAAGATGGCTAAAGGCTTATCGTAACTATCGTGGTCTTTATGGTAGTGATGTACAATTTACAGATGCAGAAAAGTCGCGTATCTTTGTAAAGGTAACTAAAACAAAAACACTAGCAGCATATGGACAGATAGTAGATGTATTATTTGGTAACAATAAGTTTCCTCTATCTGTAAATCCTTCTGTACTACCCGATGGTGTAGCTGAGTCTGTACATATAAACATAGACCCTAATGCTAATGCAGCATTTGATGCTATTAGTTCTGCTATGAGTTCACCTCCTTCAAAGCCTTATCTAATAGATGGTGACACCACATTACAGCCAGGAGAAACTCTAACAGACTTACAATCTAGATTAGGTGGCATAGAAGAAAAACTAGCACCTGTAACTGAAAAAATTATAGAGGGAGATGGTACTACAGCAAATACTGTTACATTTCATCCTTCTATGGTTGCAGCTAAAAAGATGGAGAAGAAGATCCATGATCAGCTACAGGAAAGCGGAGCTACTACACACCTAAGAAGTATGGCATTTGAAATGGCACTACTAGGTACAGGTGTTATGAAGGGTGCATTTGCTGTAGATAAAGAATACCCTAACTGGAACGAAGAGGGTGAGTATGACCCTATCGTAAGAACAGTACCAGAATGTGACCACGTTTCTATATGGGATTTCTATCCTGACCCTGAAGCAAAAGACATGGACGAGGCAGAGTATGTTGTACAAAGACACAAGATGTCACGAACACAACTACGTAAGCTAAAGACACGTCCATACTTTATGGATGATGGTGTACAGTTAGCTATAGACTCAGGACCAGACTATACACAGAAGTACTGGGAAATGACTATGGAAGACGATGATACACAACCTACGTCAGAGCGTTGGGAAGTATTGGAGTTCTGGGGTTTTGTAGATGTTAAGTTATTAGAAGAGCATGGTGTAGATATACCTAGTGAACTAAAAGACTTAGATGAAGTTAATTGTAACGTATGGATATGTAACGGTGAAGTACTACGATTTGTACTAAACCCATTCAAACCTACACGTATTCCATACTACGCTGTACCATATGAGCATAACCCATACTCCTTCTTTGGCGTTGGTATTGCTGAGAACATGGATGATACACAGACATTGATGAATGGCTTTATGCGTATGGCTATTGACAACGCTGCAATGTCTGGTAATCTTATTATAGAAGTAGATGAGACTAACTTAGTTCCCGGCCAAGACTTATCTGTTTATCCCGGAAAGATATTCAGGAGACAGGGTGGCGCTCCAGGCCAAGCTATCTTTGGTACAAAGTTTCCTAATGTGTCTAATGAAAACATGCAACTATTTGATAAAGCGAGGGTACTAGCTGATGAGTCTACTGGGTTCCCATCTTTTGCACATGGTCAAACAGGAGTTCAAGGAGTGGGGCGTACTGCTTCTGGAATCTCTATGCTTATGTCTGCTGCTAACGGTAGTATCCGTACCGTTGTTAAGAATGTTGATGACTATTTAATTAGACCACTAGGTAAAGCATTCTTTGCATTTAACATGCAGTTTGACTTTGATGAGAATATAAAGGGTGATTTAGAAGTACATGCGTCAGGTACAGAGAGCTTGATGGCTAACGAAGTACGTAGTCAACGTTTGATGCAGTTCTTACAGGTAGCACAGAATCCAGTACTTGCACCATTTGCTAAGATGGATTATATTATCAGAGAGATTGCTAAGAGCATGGACTTAGATCCTGACAAGGTAACTAACTCTATGGGTGATGCAGCTATACAGGCTGAAATACTAAAAGGCTTTCAATCTCCTACACCACAACCAGCAGGTCCAGAAGGTCAAGGTGTACAGGACGTAGCAGATACTTCAGGAGGTGGAGGATCACAAATAGGTATGGGTACAGCACCATTACCAGATGAACAAGGATTTACAGGTAATGCACCTCAAGCAGTTGGTTAATGATAAAGAATGCTACGAACAGTTTCAAAAACATATAGATGAAATAATTAAAACTAGACAACGTGCGCTAGAAACAGCAAACGAACCACATGTTATACATAGACAACAGGGTGCTATAGACGTACTAAGAAAACTAAAGTTACTGAGGGAGACAGTAAACAGTGGATAAAAAAGAAAAAAGTTTTCTAGATATAATAACATCTCCTCTAACAGGAGATTATAGAAAGAATAAACCTATTAGTGTTAAAGCTGCAGATGTAGCAGTAGACATGACTCCTGTAGGTTCTGCTGTTGATATAGCTGAAGAGCTAGGTGAAGAAGACCCAAGCTATGCTAAGATAGGTCTTATTGCAGCAGGAGATGTACTTGGTGCAGCTATACCTGCAATGCGTCCAGTTGCTAAAAGTTTAATAAAACAATCTGACAAGATAGCAGACCTTAAAGATGTACCAACTGTAGAAGCTGCAGGTCTTACAGATGAAGCTATTGAAAAGTGGCGCAAAGAAAATGCTACATCAGAAGAGTTCCGTAAAAAGTTAAAAGGCCGTAATGAAGAACTACAAGAGTTAGCTTCAGGTGTAGAAGAAGGCAGAGTCTTTACCAGTACCTACAGAGATCGTGCAGATGAACTTAGACCAATACGTGTAGTAGAAGAAGTACCAAAGCCAGCTACATTTGTAGAAGCAATAAGTGCTTTGAATGCAGGTAAAAGAAAACTTCCAATGGTAGGACTTAACAGGTCTATTCCTGATGGTGATATAGTAGATGCTAGACTAGACATTGATGCTTATACAGATTATGATGTTTGGATTCCTACCCTAAAACACGCAGGAAAAACAATGTATAAACCTGCTGTTATACTAGAAGATGTAAAGTTTATACAACCTGATGGGCCACAACCTAGAAAGGCTTTAGGTGTTGCAAAAGGAAAAGGTAAAGCACCTTTTGCTGTTATGACAGGTAAGTATGTTGAAGCTACAGACGATGAAGCATACAAGCTTGCACAGGATGTTTTTGACAATCCTGAATTTACACAGGTAGGTTATGACCCTACACGTAGGGGCTTCTTCTATGATAGAGAAACAGGAGAAGCAATAGTAGCAGCAGATACAGTAGTTCAAGTAGGACACTTAGTATTAGCACGTAATGCAAAAAAGATGGATGCAGAAGCATTCCCATTTAGTGAGGGCGGTATGGCTTTAGAAGAACAGATGAACATGAACTTTGGTGATGTACCTGATAATACAATAGGCATAGATCCTGTGTCAGGTAATGAGATACCGATGGGTTCTACAGCAGAGAATGTACGAGATGATATACCAGCTAACCTTAGTGAAGGTGAGATAGTTGTAGCTGCTGACGTAGTAAACTTTCATGGTGTAAAACTATTTGAAGACCTACGTGCTGAAGCTAAGATGGGCTATCAAGATATGGCACAAGACGGACGCATGGGTGGTGAACCTATGGATGATGACATGGGCATGGACATAGAACTTTCTGAGTTAGACTTAGAAGTAATGGATGATGAAGCACCTGTACAAATGAACAGGGGTGGTACATCTATGGCTGACTACAAAGA